GTCTATAGTATTCCCTTAGCTATACAATCAACATACAACATCTTTTAAGCCTCGTGAAACTACTCAATCCGAGGCGCATACATAGAAATGTTCGTTTATAAGACCGCTGTTTAGATTAAACAACGCTGTTATAAGTGAACATTCAAAAGCAGAATTTATAATGGACAGTTAAACAACCTAAAAGCGAACGCGCACTTTGACCCCCACAAATAAATAGCGCAAAAAAATAGGGCAGGAACGGAGTAATTTCCGAACCTGCCCTAATTCATTTTCGCACATTTCCTCAACTGAGAATATTCACACCCACAAAATATCCTCGGATAATTATTTGCCAAACATGACGATTGCACCGATGATACCACTCACAAGCAAAGTGCAGATACAGGTGATAACTGCAACTTTGATAGAGTTCACATTGCTGGCAATCTGCTTGTACGGTTTGTTCTCAGTCTCATTGACCTTTTCCGACAACTTACGCTCAGTTTCCTGCCAAGCTTTCACCTGTGCATCGACTTTGCTGTTTGTGTCGTCCACCTTCGTTTCAATGTTGCTGACACGCTGTGCAATAAGCTCAACAGAAGTAGCAATCTTGTAGATAGCTTTCTGTTCGCTTTGGATTTCCTTCAGCTCATTTTCCAGATTATCAATTCTATGCGTATTGGACTTACATCTCTGTTCTGTCTCAATGAGCATAACAGTTTCCTGGTCAGTCATATGAGCACCTCCTGAATAAAGTTACTTCCCCTCTTCCTTCTTGACAGTAACCTTATTTGCGGGTGTGGCAGGGTTAATTACCTTGCTCATGTCGCACAGACTATCAATCATGTCGGCAATTGCGTCATAATCAATGTCGTAGTTAATGCCATCTGCGCTCGCCTTGAGCATCGCCAGAACCCACTCTTTTCGTTCTGCACCGTCTTTGAACTTAGTCTCGGCAGTCTCCATCAGCTTCATAACCTTGTCCAGGACGACGCCCCAGTTCTTCTCCTTGACAGCCTGCTTGATGTATTTCACAAGCTGAATAACGAGAGGAATGGCGGCGGCCAGACCGGAAGCGATTGCTGCGATGTACTTCAGAATCTCCAACCAATCCATAATCGTACCTCCATTTCTTTTTCTGGCAGAGTGTTATACTCTGCTTGTATAATCAAGAGAAATCCATCCAGCGCCGCTTTTAAGCTTTCCCCAGGATTTGGCGCCAGTTCCGTCTTTCTCTTCGACGATGGTATAAACCCCACCGCCCTTAATCTGACCGGCCACGGCGTATCCCGTACCGGCACCCTTGCGAATGTTCAGTACATCCGCCGTAACACGCACACGATACGGAACCGCAGAAGGTTTCTGTTCGGGCACAACCGGAGTCTTGCCTGCGTATTTGTCATAGAACTTCTGACCGTATGCCGCACGCTTATTCTGGACTGCCGCACTCTGGTTCGCAGGACGCTCAAATTTCATCAGCACGGAATTGGATGCGGCAAGAATGGTCTTGGCGGATTTCAAATCGGCAAAAACGCCCTTATAGCTCTCGCTCAGTTCCTTGTACAGGAATTCAAGCTGCATACCCAAATCTCCAACAGACTTCTTCTTGCCCTGCGCAAAAGCAAGTAGTGCTTTCTTTCTTGTGTGATATGTCCACTGTGCCAAGCCGTAGCCTGCGCTATCAGTCCCAAATTTTTTGTATGTGCCATTGTCAACAGCAGCGGTATAGGAAGCATCTGTATATCCAAGCCGCTTCTCATAGGCATTCTGGAGGTTGTCAGGGCGTAATCCAGACTCGGCATAGAGATTGCCCATCATACCTGCAACACCGTATTCATTCCCAATCTTGCCAAGCAAGAAGCTCCAAATGATTTCCTCGTTTGTATTACCAGAAGGAGCGGACGGAGTAGACGGTATTGTCGGCGTGGTCGGTTTTGCGTTTGCCAGCGCAAGGTCAGAGGCCTTGAACGGACTCATAATGGAGTTTTTACCGTCCTCACTTTTGTTGATAACAACACGATTTCCACTTACAGAATGCACAATCCAGTTCTTTGCCCGAACCCAGCCAGGAACTGACTGACCGGAGTAATACTGTGTGCCGATAATCTTGACAACATCTCCCGCCTTAAATGCGCTGGTTGTAGGCGTGGTCGGGTTTGTCGGCTGTGTAGGTGCAACGCTACCAGAGGTTTTCATTAGCGCAGCGACATCGGCACGAGCCGTCGCCATAGACTTACCAAACTTCGGGAACCAGTGGTTGACATCGCCGTGGTTAGAGCCAAGCCCAAGCGCATGACTGTCTGCATGGCATAAAATTGTAGGAACGGATACACCATTCATATTTACCGTGCCGTTTGGGTCAATATTGAACATTTTGCAAAGGTATGCCGTAATTTCACATGCCTCTTTGTAGACCTTGTTGAAATATGTAGCATCGTTCAAACCGTCTTCACAAATCTCAAATTGAATCCAACCATTGTTACAGGAACCCTTGTTGCCAGAGCCGCAGCCCCACGGGCGATAATTCCACGGCATAGTCTGTACTGTAGTGACAGTCCCGTCCGCCAATTTACCAATCCAGCAATTCAGGCCAGCCTGACGGTTGATATGGTTCCAGTCGTTTCGGTTCCCATTTGTTCCGAGAAGTGCCAAAAGCTCTGCTCTGTTTGCAGCACTATCATCCGGCTGGACATAGCGCCGCAAATTCGGATTGTTTGCACCGGTGCTGTGCCAAAGAACGCCTTTGACGGTCATGGTGCTTGTCCCTTTGTAGCAAGTACTCTGGGTCATCATGCATTCCAACGGTCTATTCGTCGAACTGTATTTCATTTTTCCTCCACTTGTCGAGGGAACGGTAGTGACCGGTTTCTCATCTGAAACAGCCGGATTATAAATAAAGCCAAGGAACTTGTACGCAGCTCCTTGACCCCCCCAGTTACCGTTTCCCTTTGTTCTTGTCTTGTTCCAAAACGGATTGGAACTGCCCCATCCGCTTTCGGATGTATAGACCTCCGTATCACTTACGACCTTCTCAACAATAGCAACATGACCCGCCCCATCAGAGCCGTTCAGTGTAGCGCCTTTCTGCCAGACCATGCAGGCGCCAAGTTTCGGTGTCTGCCCTGTTTTAAGAGAGGTTCCCTTATACTGAATGAAGTTCTCTGCATTCACGGGTCTTAGGTACTTGCAGTATCCATACCCGCCAATTTCGTTAAATCGTCCGTAAGCATACCCTACACAGTTAGAAAGGACATCGCAGTCCTTATCTGTGGGACTGCCTTTAATGGCGTCGGAGTAGCCGCCATTTGCTTTGGTTATGTAATACTTATTACCAGCTTCCGGTTTGCTGGTTCGCATCTTAAACGCCACGATACATCACTCCTTTGTCCGTTATCCAACGGAGCCATTGTCGGCACCGTAATCATATACATTGACGGTTGCACCGTTTGTAAACGGCACTGGCTCGGTGCTATCAGCGCCAGCGGAAAGAATCTCATTCAACGACCCGTTATTCTCTTCGCCAGATATGCCAGCGTAGCGTTCTCTACGCAGCTTCACATTTTCGCTCTGCTTCTTCGCACAATACGCTTTCAGGCAATAAATCGCATAGATGAGAACCTGTGCGGCAATGTCGGTGATAAGGACACCGAGATAGGTTAAATCATGAAGTACCCACATAGCCGCCATCGCATAAATCATTACGGCGTTAAATAACACGAAGAGGTAAATAGCAAGCAGCTTGCTTGTTTCGATGCGCTTGGTATCATATTTCCGTTTTTCTTCGCGGAGTGATTGCTTGTACTGCTTTTGAACATTTTCCCTGCGAATCTCAGCCATCTTAAGCTGATACTCTCTTTTGGACATTCTCATGTTAATCACCACCTTCTGTATAAAAGCCAAGTTTTATATGCCATAAATGCATTGTGGGAGCCTGCTGGTGTAGCACGGCTCCCACTTTTTATTTCTTACGCATTTCCACCGCTCAGGATTTCTTCTGCTTCCTCAGCTGTAATCCATTTGCCAACGGCATTCATCACCATCTGCCGGTTCCAAAGGCAATGGTCATAGTAGCCTTTGACTTTTTCAAATCTTGCACTATGCTCATTCATTGGCGTTTTCCTCCTCTTCCGTAGCAACATAGGCCGGGTCATCCACCGTGTCATCGTAGACAGCTTCACCCTCAATGTCGCCTACGCTTACAGCCTGCGCTTCAGCTTGCTCTTCCATAGGCAGGTCATAGCCGGTCATCATGGAAAGGTAGTCCAAATTTGCTGCATTCTGCGCGGCGACCTTATCCTGCTGCATCATATATTCACCGCTGGGAATATCCTTGAAATCGACTTCGCCGTTCTCACTGATGAGGTTTCCAGCAAGGTTATAGACGATACCATTGATAGCGACGCCCTGTGCGTTTTCATAATCACACAGGCCATAGGCGCCGTTCTCCTGCAGGTAGACCCAGTTCGGCTGCTCAACAAGCGCGAGCAAGCTGCCGTTCTTCAGAAACTTTACCATGTCCTGAATCCTCCTTGTTCTTGAATAAACTGTTGTAGAAAGCATCCATCTTCCGCAAGACAAGCGTGCTGTTTCCACGAATCATATGTCCGCGCCAGCTTTGATAGGCTGTCTCTACATCTGTGATAGTGAACCTTCCTTCATCTATCCACCTTCGGAATATTCTGAGTTTCTTCCGCATCTTGACCGGTGATTTTCGGTTCATCTTGCGAATGACCGCACCGGTTTCATTCAGGAAAAACTTTGTTTTCAAGAATTTGACCCCCTTGCGCAGCGGCGCTATCTTTGTCTTCTTCTCGTTCAAAACAAATCCGTATTCCTTGCACTTCTTTCTGATTTCCTCCATGCAATATTTCAGATATTCTCTGTTCTCATGTATCAGATAGAAGTCATCCATATATCTTCCATAGTATTTGATGTGTAGCTGTTCCTTTATGAAGTGGTCAAGCGGGCTTGCGACCATAAGCGCATCTATCTGCGATACCTGACTGCCAAGTCCAAAACCAACATCTCCGAAGTCCTCCATGAACTGGCAGGCAATACGACGCACATCACCGTCATGTATCCTGCGTTCCGCTTCTCTATAGATAATAGAGTGCGGCGCACTGTTAAAGAAATCGGAGAAATCGCCCGTGAGAACACCGCCAGATTCTACGCCTTCGACGCCAAACTTTCGATAGAATCTATGCAAGTGCCTATCCAGCCTGTCCATAGCAAAATCAACACCTTTGCCTTTCAGGCTTGCGGCGTTATCAAAAACAAATGAGTGAGAAAACACAGGGACAAGTATATTGTCGCAAAGACATCTCTGCACTACGCGCTCGGAGATATGAACGCTCCGAATATGCCGTAGTTTTCCGCGCTCAATTAGGTCAAAGTCATGGAAGCCACGGCTCCTGAACTCTCTGCGCAACAATGCGTCATGCGTGCTGGCGGTGTTTGTGGTAATGCGGCTCATATAGCTTTGTGTACTATTCTTCCACATAACCCCTTTGCAGCAGTTTTTGCCCGCCTGATAAAGGTGCTCATAGGAGAACACATCTTCATAACGGCCAAAGCTTTCACTGTAGGCAATCCTTTTCGCCTGACGAGCCGCCACTCTGCGCTGATATCTGATTTCATGTCTTTCCTTACTGTTCATACCTCATCCCTTATATACAAGAAAATTGGGTGTGCCGTACAGTCTTATTGTAGGCGGGAATTCTAACTGCGTAGTCCGCACCATGAAACCGACTATTCCCGTATTCATCGGCCATGCAAGAAGCGTCATCCGGTGCATATCATCGACACACTGTTTTGAGCATATTTCACTATGCTACAGGAACAAGTCTCCCTTCTGCAGAAGTACAAATTTCGCCACGAGGGTTACTTTGATTGACCTATAGACCTACAGAATCCGAAAGCGACGCCATTACTGTTGTTGGCGTTGTTATTGTTGGCGTTGCCGTTGCTGTTGACATTACAGAAATTATTGCTGTTGCCAGAATTAGGAGAACGCTCCCACCAGTTGTTAGCGGAGCCACCACAGCAGCCCAAAAGCCCACAGAACACAACAAGACGAGACTTGACCTTAGAGTAACTTAATTTGCCGGAATACTGTTGTCTTCGTATTCCTTGAATTTTTCCTTGAACCGTTTCCGGTCTGCTTTCTTGACGCCCGTAATAAGGTCACGCTCCTTCTGGATGAGCCGACCCCATTCAAGCATGGCGTTGGGCAACCACTTAAACTCCGTCTTGAAATTCGGGTTGTCCGAAACGATGTCATACATCAGCTGAAGCTTATCATCTAAGCTGTTGAGCAAGCCGAAAGTGTAAGTGAGCTCATCACGCTTTAGCTGTGCTTCATGCAGATTGGTCGGCATCATTGATTCTGCCACACGCACATGGGTGTCAATGTCTTCCACAAGATTCGCAATTTTCTGAACGACAATATAGGTATATCGTTTGGGGAACTTCACGCAATTCTTGATGGTAAACACCTGTAGTTGCCGTGCGTTCTCGACATACTGGATTGCGCTCGTACTGCGCTTTGATTTATATACGGACATTCTTTCCTCCTTTTCTTCCGTTTTACTTATGCGAATGGGATTCCCACACCTCTAACCGCAAGGGGTGTACCCTTTACACAATGCGGCATACGGGCAGCCGTCTCCCCTGACCGGGGAGAGCGGGCTGCCCTTGTTTGCGCACTGGGCATTCTGCGTCAAAGCAAATGCGGCAGGGTGGAGAGGTTAGACGCAGAAGCCGAAA